TACCTGCTGTGAATACAATCGTTCCACCAGAAGCAGAACCTGCACCTGTTACTGTGTAGTGAGTAGTTAAAGTTTTTACTGTTTCAGTAGCTGTCGCATCCCTAATGATAACCTGTAAATCTGTGTTAGCAAAGATCTTGAATGTGTAGTTGAAGGTATCAAGAGTACCATTACCTGCGTAGGAGTTCTTTACTGTAGTAGATGATATTGTCATATTTAATTCTCTATATTATTATTGTTCCTTATTATCAACCTTTATATTCATAAGATCTAAAGATCTTTTTGCAGTTAGTATCATTACTTTTGCAAACTCATCTATTAGTTCTCTTTTTTCTTCAGCAGTATATTTCTTATTATTATATATATTTCTTATCATTGCACCATATTCTTTTATAGCATCACCATAAGTAATTAGTTGAAATTTTCTATCATCTATTTTGTCTATAATTTCTTGAGCTTCTATACCCTTACCTTCTTTTTCTAAAGCAGATGCTTTATTTAATTGTTGTTTAACTTTATTATATTCTTCATAAAATGAAGTTATCCATTGAGATTGCAAATCTGGATTCTTAGCTAAGAAAGCTCTAAAGACAGGCATAGATGATAGTGGTTGTTCTGGTCTAATAGGATCATCAATTACACCACTTTCAATTAATGCTTTATCAGATGCTTGTATTGCATATCTTCCAAGTGTACCTGTCCATGCTCTAATAAAATTATCTATCACTATAGGATTTGTAAACTTACTATCTGTTCCTATCATTTTGTATAATGTAGATGCAATAAGTTTTGCAGATTCAGATGTGTAATTTGTATACTGCATTTCATTTGGTAAAGTCTTAGCAATATATTCTGGTACTAATGGTTGATTTCTAAACCAACTTTTATTTGTCCATGCTTCAAATACAGGTAAAATTACTTGAGGAGTTGGTATAAAACTTTTTCCTGTTTGTATTAAATAATCTGTAAACCAATTATCTAATTCTTTTTTAGTTGTTTCATCTTTACTATAATTATGATTTAAAAAAGATTCTACTAATGAAGCAAATACTACACCAACATCAAAAGGTTTTGGTATTTTATGAATTACTTTATCTTCACCTTCTCCAGTAGAGAATAACCAATAATGTATTTTAACCCATTCTGGTTGTGCTTGAATATCTTCATCATCTTTATTTAGATACCAAAGTAATGCAGTAGGAATCATAATTCCACCACCTATAGCAAGTAATGCTCTTGTTGGTCTTTCTTTAAATGAATCAAATATTTTTGCATAACCTTGTATTCTAGCATTATAGAATGCAGATATTTGATTGAGTGTTTTAATTTTTGCACCCATCTTACCAAAGTCTAATGTTATATCTCTTGATTCAAAACCAGCTCTTTCTACTGCTTGTTTGTGTGTCATTCCTTTTTTAATAGAAGCATTATATGCTCTTCTAAATTCTGAAATCCTTGTAGCATTTTCAAATGTTTCAGAAATAACTCTTAATATTTCTATAGGATTTTCTGCTTTGTTTCTTATTTGACCTTTGTTTAAAATATCAAAGGCAGGTTTGTCAAAGATAGCTCTATCTACTGATTGTAAAGTAGATTGCATACCACCAGACTTAACCCAATCTTCATATAGCTTTTGAGATTTTTTACTTAGACCTGTCTTACCTGCGATAATATCAAATAACCCTCTAATAGAACTAACCACAGGAAAGAAACCATACTTACTATAAATAGATGCTTGAACTGTATCTCTAAGAAAGTTTGCACCAACAAAGTCTAAAGCTAATGTAGCACCAGCTCTTAACCATGAAGCAGGTTTAGAAGATAAACCCCAAAATAAATTTCTTGCTCCTCTTGGATCAAAATCTTTTATAGCTTCAGCAAGTTCCTTTCCTACTTCCCAAACCTCAAACTTACCATTACGAATAACACCAATGGAATCATCACCTATTTTATCAAACTCTTTTCTAAATATTTGTAAATTTTCTAATGCTCTATTAGATAATTTAGATATATCTATACCTAAATCTTTTAATTCTTTTTTACTAAACTTAATAACTTTTGTTATAGTTTTTTTATTTATATCTGGAAATAAACCTTTTTTCTTACCAGCTTCAACAATATCTATAAATTCTTTTATAGCTGCATTCCTATCTGCTTTTTTAATTATAGCAAATGTGTTTGAATAAGTTGTTTCGATTGGATCTATAATATCTCTTTTAGATCCTTTCATCATTTTTAATGCAGAAACACCTGTTTTTATTTGACCATCAGCAGCAAAATCCATTACTCTTGCAAAACCAATATATTCTTTGTTGGCAGCAACCATAGCATCAAATGCTTCTTTAGTTAATAAACCTTTATCTCTTGCATACTCTAATAATCTTTTATTATATTCTATAAGTTCCTGTCTTGTCTTCTCAAACTTCTTAATTAGTTTAGGATTATTAGCAACTTTGTTTGCAATTTCTAAAGTAATACCTGTTTCAATATCTGCTTTTTGTTTTTCAACAACTCTTTTTGCAATAGCATAATTATTAAACTCAGCATAAGTTTGTCTGTTTCTTCTATCTCTTTCTTTTAAATTTAAGGTAAAACCTTTCTCAATTAAAGGATCTAATATTTCTTTAAAAGATTTTCCATTTACTTTTAAGTTTACATTAAATGTACCTTTTTCTATTGCAGAACCTGCTTTATTTTCTACACCTAATAAACTTCTAAACTTCTCATAAACATTTAAAGCATCTTTAGTATTTTTTATATTTTGAACTTGTTCAATTATTCTTTTAATAGGATGAAGTCTATCAACAAAGTTAGTAATATTCTTATCATTTAATTCTTTTGCTTTAGACTTAACTCCTTGAACTGTAGTTTCTGGAACTCTTTCAGAATATTTAGTTTTATCAAAGATAGCTTGTTCTTCTTTAGTTTCAAATTTTAATCCTTCTTTAAATTTTTCTGGTTTAGTAGTTACTGTTTTTTCTGAACCATAATGTCTTGGAGTTTGATTTGTAGAACTTGGAATATCTTCTGCCATAGTTTTATGAGTAACAATATCTTCAGCTAGTTCTGGTAAAGTTCTATCATTTTTAGTTATAATATCTTTTGATTTAGTTATAGCTTTTCCACCATAATTAAATAAACCAAATAAAAATATACTATCTTGCATTTGTTCTTTACTTGGTAATTGTTGATGAATAGCTGCACCCATAGCTTCAAATCCTGCTGCTTGTGCTACAGTTTTTTTAAATGTGCCTGTAAAAAATCCACCTGCTTTTGTTGCAGCATAAAGTTGTGCGGCTTCTGCTGCACCTGCTTTAATTCCTTCTTTAGTCCATATATTAAAAAATTCACTAAAACCATTTACTTCATCATTTTGTAGTGCTTTTAAATAAGTTTCTCTAAGAGAACCACCAACAAAACCACTAGCAACTAAAGCTGCATCTTTGTTTCTAGCAAAAAGAAATGGTACTGAAGCAGCGGCATAAACAGGAAGATCTTTTGTTAATCTTGATACATTCATTATTTGTCTTTCTAAAAAACCAGTATCTTCTGGCATTTGAGTTGTGTAAAATTCTGGCATCTCTTCGCCATTAACATACGATTGATGAAGATCCCAAATACCAGAACCCCAACCTCTTTCCCAATATTTACCAGGTTCAAATGCCTTACCAACTAATTCTTGTTTTCTTTTTTCTAAGAATGGTGTGTCATCATTTTGTGATTCTAATTGTTTTATCTCTGAATAGATTTCTTCGTTTTCATCTTTTGTAAGATTAATAATACTTTGCCAAGCAGATCTAATTGGAGTTAAATCAACTTCTTTGTAACCTAAATCTTTAGCTATTTCTTGTGTGGAAAATCCTGCTTCACTTAAAGTTTTAACTTTATCCTTTTTCCATGATTCAATTTCTTCATTAGAAAAACCCGCTTCTTCAAAAGTTTTAATTTGTTCAGCTAATGTAGCCATTAGTTTGCCTTTATTATTTCTTCGTATTCTTTAATAGTAATTGGTCTACCAAGTTCTTCTTCTATTTGTTTTTTAGTTTTAGTTTTTGAATCTGGTATTTGTGGAATATCTTCATTAGCAGAAATATTATCTTTAATACTTTTAAACACATCATCCATACTTGGCAAAAATGTATGAAAATCATAACCAATAAAATCTTTATTTCCTTTTGCAGCTTTTAATAATTGAGCTGGAGTCTTACCATTTTGTAAACCATTAATATATCTAGCATACATTGTATATTTAAAAACATTTAAACGATCATCTCTTTTAGGATCTAAATCTTTTAAAGCTACACTACCTGAAACTTCTAAAGAAAACATATCTATAAATTTAAAAAACTCTGTATGGTTTTCTTTAAATCCATCTTCTTGAGATATTGATAAAAGGTTATTTAAAAATTTAACATCTTTTACATTTAATTGTTTACCAACTCTTTCCATTATAGATGATGCAGTTGTTTCACCAGTTAATGTAAATTTATCATAAACAGTATTTACTTTATCATTTATAATTAATTTAATTATATCATCGTTGTTTTCAAATTTAGAAATTTTATTAGCTTGTCCATCGCTTAACTTGGTATTAAAATCTATTAATTGTTCTACAGCTATTTGATTATCTGGAAATATTTGTTTTAATTTTTCAGAATAAACACCTTCTTTCATATCTAGCATTTTAAATATTTCATTTGTTTTTTGTGCAGATTCAAATTTTCCTATTTGATTTGCAGTTAATATTTGAAGTTGTCTATCTGATTTAATTTGATTTGCTTTTTTCAAATATTCTTTTTCAAATTCAATTTTTTCTTGAGGTTTTAAACTTTGAAATATAGCTTGAAGATCTTCATTACCACCAAATGTTTTAGCTTTTATTTCTTCATTAGCTATAACAAAATCTCTAGGATCGGCATCAAAAGGAATATCAAGTGGAGATAAAAGAGTTTGATACTTTTGTTTTTTAATTACATCGGTAGCAACAGCTTCTAATTCTAAAATTTTTGCAGCATCAACATCATCAAATGCTCCTTTAGATCTAGCTATTTTAAATTGGCTTGGTTGATTATTAGCCATAGATGTTGCAAGAAATTCTACACCTTTTGAATTATATGTATCTATTAATTGTTTCTTTACACCTTCATCATAATATGAATTAGAATTTATTTTATTAGTTATATTAATTTTAAATTGATCAATATAATCTGTACCAAGTTCTTTAAGTAATAAACTTTCTTTTACAAAAGTATCGTCATCTACTTTTTTATTTTCTGCTATTAAATTTAATCTTGCTTCTTCAATAACTTTTGTTTTTAATAATCCAGATGTTGCATAAAATTTTCTGTCAATAGCTTTTTTTTCAAAGTTATTTAATTTTGCAAAATCATTTATCTTTTTATAATTATAAAGTTTTTCAACTTCTGAATCATAATAATTTGATGCTTCAGTTGGATTGTCTTTTCCTTTAGCTTCACTAGCTATTGTTAGCCAACCTTTTTGAATTACATTTCCTTGATCATCTTTTTTATCTTCATAAAAACTATTTAATAATTTATAAGATTTATTATTTGCTTCAGCAGTTTTTTCTTGCACATAACTTTCTTCTAAAAATTTAGAAACAGGTTGTAATGCACCTGCTGGAGTTTGTCTTAAATCTAATTGAATATTAGTTTCAACACTAGGTGTTGCTGTTGTAATAGATCTTGAAGATGTGAATGTAGGTATCTTTGGCATAGTTATCCCATCATCGTTAGTAATGAAGTTCCTGTTGTTGTAGCAGTTCTCAACATAGCAACTTTAGATTCTTGTCTAGCTATATCACCTTTGATTCTAGCAAAATTAGCTTCTTCAAAAGCTCTAGCTTTTCCTATTTCAGCATCATATTTTATTCTGCTTTTTTCTAATTCAGCTTCTCTAAGGTTAGATAACTTAATTCTTTGAGCAGTTCCTTCAAGAGTTACTCCAGATTTTAAAGTATCAACAGTAGTTCGACCTTCTAATATTCTAAATTGTTTATCAAAATTAGCTAAATCTAATTCTAATTTTGAATCAATAATTTCTGCTTGTTGTTCTTTTACTTTTGCATTACGATCATTAACAGCTTCATTAAATTTTCCATAAGCATTTTGTTGTTGTATTTGAGCTGCACCTAATGCACCTACTACTGCCATTTGCCAACTCATTAGAATAACCTCGCATACATATATTGATCAGAACCATCGAAACCAAATTTTCTCATTAAACCTTCTTCCTGTAAACCTAACCATTTAGCAAATTTTAAACCAGTTGTATAGTCAGCTCTTACAGCAGTTTGAACTCTTTTGATATTGTTTTCTTTAGCAACTCTTGCAAAATCTTTCTTAATAGCTTTAGCAACAAGT